TCATCTGTAATTGATCATTGCAATTATATGTATCGGAGTTTTGCCTGGTCTCTCTTCATACTTTTTAATTGCTTGAACAGAAACATCTAATTTCTTTGAAGCTTCCTCTAATGTGTATCCGTTTTTATCTCTCCATTCTTTCATGGTAATCATAAAGGTCCTCCTCCTAAAGTAATTGTTGTAATTGGAAGTTCTCAACTGCTATAATGGTCTCGATATTAATAAGAAATTGTACATAATAAAGGAGTAATTTTAGAAGTGAATATCTCCCGTGGGAGATGCTTACTTCCTAATCTCATAAAAGCAAAAGGGTGGACTCAATCAGAGTATGCAAGAAGAGTCAATAAACACCCACGGGTCATTTCACATTATTGTAATAACGAGCGAGTAATGCAGCCAGAAGATTTGTATGCCGCCACGCTTATACTCGATTGTGAATTGAAAGACCTATATGAATGGAGATTGGAAAAGTAAGCTTGCGGATGAATGCGGCGTCCGCCTCCCGGGAGAATCGAGACCTAATAGGTCCGAATAAACAGAAGTTATAGTTGTAAAAACCAAGCATTTGTTCTGCTCTTACTATTATTTTATAACGGCTTACACATAATGTAAAAGAATTTTAAACAGATGAAAACATCGTTTCGACACGATAAAACGACAGACATCGACTTCACATTAGTGTATAATACGCAAAAAAATGGAGCCCTTTAAATAAGGCTCCATTTTTGTTTTTTGTTGTATTTAACTGCGATACTTGGGTTTGCTCGCAACAATGATTCCACAGTTTCTTGTAAGCGAGGTTTTGTTCCTCTCATCGAACAAAAGAACTTACCGCCGAAACAAACTCTAGGGAAAGGATCAGTTTCAACCCACTGTACATTCTCAGCATTAACCCAGTTAGTACGGTCTACGTCTACAAATTTGAATCCGCTACTTATCATGAATTCTCCCCAGAAAGTTACAGTTCCAGGTAAATAGTATTTTGCACCATTGCTCATGTGTACTATAACCATTTTTATATGACTTGACCATTCTAAGCATAGGATATCTGGAATTTGTATCTTAACTTTTCCTGATCCACCTATTCTATCCACACTCACAAATAAATCTGGATCAATATCCATTGCAAACATCTCCTGATATTATTATTTAAAAAGTTCTTCAGGTGCATTTCCTTCGTAGATGTAGGCGATGGATCTTTTCTTTGCTACAGACTTACCAAACTTAGAGAAAAATGTCGCAACTGCGAAGATTACATTATGCTTTACTGTTGCTACCATATCGTTTCACCTCCCTTCCTATAATCAAAGTAATACTTTGTATAAAGAAACTGATTGCTAATGCATCAGATACAAAGACAAAATTAGTCATCACCATAATAAAAGAAATCAATTTCAAAAGAGGATAAAACTTCTTTGGTACATTGTGTTGTTTTTCGAAGTTGGAAGGTGCGTAGATCAAGACAATTAGGAGTGTTATGACGGTAATAGCGTGTATTAATGTGTCCCGATCCGTATTGAAGAAAGATATTAAAGTAAACAGAGTGATACTAACAACAGCACATGCTGTTCCAGTCTTTAAATGTATCCCCCCTGAAACTTGTCGCAGCAACGAGAATGATATCAAAATTATAATTATTTCTGTTGTATTACCTGTGAGGTAGGAAACACCTAAGGAACCGATTATTATTGCTGCTATATTTAAGAACATGCCGATTGAATATTCAAGGACTTCGACTGAGCTTGGATGTTCTGGGACTTGTTGTTTTATGTAAACACTTATTTTTCTTGCAGCTGTATCAATCAATCTCTCCATTCTCCTTCTTCAGTGCATAATAGGCCAGATAACCAGCAATAAGTGCAAAGAACAATACATTAATCCATATTTCATTCTTAAAGAACAGAATGCTTGTAAAGGCAAAGAAGAGGACTAAAACTACTACTACTGTGGCGTCTTCAAACTTAAATCTCAGTCTATCGAAATCAAAGGAGAATCCTTTACCTAGCCGGTACAAGAAGTTACCGATTAAGATCGTGAGGATGCTTGTCACAGTTTGTATTGCGTATCCGTCACTTTGTGAATCAACATTAGCTACTGAACCGAATAGAATCCAAATTACAACAGACTGGAGAACAACATAGAATCCGTAACCCATGACTGTTGCAATCGTAGCCCATACAATCGGTATTCTCACTCTAATGGTCAAGAAAAGAGCGAAGATAATTACCACTATTAACGGAACCAAAAACGACAAATCAAACTCATTCCTCAAAACAAAACTTTGGATGTTGATTAGAAAAGCCAAGAAAACGATGTGCCATATAAACCCTAAGCTTTTGTACCTAAAAATAGACATAATAAACGAAAATAAAGCCCAAGATTCAAGTGTTGAGAAAAACATAAAACCAACAAATCCCCACAAACTCACTTCGCCCATCTCCCCCGAGATTAATCACCAGGCTTCCGGCCAGCTACCCTTTCCATTCCTTCGTGAGTAACTATCCATACTTTGCCTGATTTACGCGCTTCATCTTCCCTAAACTTTCCGCGATTGCACCATTTTGTTACGGTGTTCTCGGACAAACCCCAAATTTCAGCTGCTTCTCGCGAAGAGTAAACTGTAAACAAAGCGGGCAGTTGATTTTCTCTATCAACTGACATCATCGCCAACTCCTTTTCGTAAGGGCAAGCTGTCTTGTTTCCAAGACAAATATATCATGTCCCTGTATTGTTTGCAAGACACTTTTTAGGAATTTTGCCTCCTTTTTTGTGAACCTACAGCAAGGACATAATAGGGGGAGATATGTAGTTATGTCAACAATAAAAGCTCGCTGACACTAAGTCTAACGAGCTTTAGTGTTATAATGTTGCAGATAGTATATCTCTTAATTCAACCCAAACAAAGTCATCCTTAGAGGTTGTCAACTTGATTCGTCTCTTATAAGTATCTATTGTCGAAACTATACCTAATAGATGTTTATTCTCAAACGAGTCAAAAACGACCAATTCCACAAGCTCACGTTGGTTGTATGAGTCCACTAATGCCCTCTCGATCAATTGCATTTCCTGTTCGTCTATAATCGGTTTACTCCGCTTTGTTTTCTCCAGCTGCCGATCAATAAACGCTTGCCGATGTTCCGGCATAATCATTCTTGAGGACTCCATAATTCCATTACCTTCGAGTTTACCCATGTCCGATCACCTCAGTATTTATTTACTTAGGTATTATATACGAACATATGTTCTTTTATCAATGGTGAATTTATCAACTTTTGTACTTTAAGCGCTCTAACATTTCTGAGACGCCTCCCTGAAATACTCTGAAAGGACGGTTAGTGATGTTATACTCCCCTACCCCGATGATCCAAAGATAAGGGAATATCTTTTTGTTTGTCGGCTGCCAAGGTTCCTGCTCCCATAGTCCACTTAGAAAGTACTGCTCATAACGATTTAACTTTTCCTGCATCACCTTATCTGTATACCGTGTCCGCTGAATTTCAACATACCAGGGAGCTCCTCTCCAAATCATAAATATGTCTGGCTCAGGCAGTCCTTTACCGCCGAGTTTAGGTTCTACGTTAAACGTCCTCGGCGTCTCGATCCGGCGTATGTCCTTGTAGAAGTCGGCAATGGAGAGGAAATGCCCTATCTTCTGTGAATCCTGCTTCACTTGCCGCTCAGCACAGTAATATACGTACTTACGACGTTCCGTGGAGCATTTAATAAGCCCATCCCTCCGGAGCCGCTTAAGGACAATATTGGCCTGTGTAACCGGATGCTTTGTATGTGAAAAATATAGTTCAGCAATGTCTTCCCCTCGCAAGAAACGGAACCGATTGAGGTCCGATATTATGCCTTTATCCCGATCATTCATCATCCAGCACCCCAAACACTTCAAATTCATCCTGACTTAAGTCAATGGGTTCTTCTGAGCTCGCCACCTGTGTTCGTTTAACACCTTTGTAATCCTGCAGCAGCACTTTGGCTCGATCCAAGTCCAAATATGGACCCTGTACGTATCTGCAGCCATCCAGCTTAAAGACCATCCTGCCTTTCTGGCTATTCTTAATTTGCGCTGCCTCGCCGCTGCCTAAAGTAATGCGGCTGTTGATTTCATCAGCATGCCTAAAGGCCATACGTACTGTCAGATTGTTTTTGAGCTTGCCGTCCAACACGTCCGAGTCAGGTCGCTGCATGGACAAGATGAGGAACACTCCTAATGCCCTGCCAATGGTGCTGATCTCCTCGATGCCCTGCATAATGTCCGGTTCTTTTTTGAGCAGCGCCACCTCATCCACGGCGAGAACGATATAATTGGGCCGATCCCATTCCGGCAGATCGTCGATATGAGCTACTCCGGCCTGATCCAGCTGGCTGCCGCGCTCCTTCATTTCCTTCCGCAGCTTTAATACTATCCTCGCGAGCTCATGAGCTTCTGTGACAACCTCATTCGCTACATCACGAAAAATGTGAAACTCTGAGCGCTTCATGTCGGCGCAGTACAGGTCTAAGTCCGTACAGTGACGTATAAGCGTTGTAATGACTGATCTAAGTGCTACAGACTTCCCGCTGCCTGTTTCCCCTGCAATGAGCAAGTGAGGGTTCTCCACCATGTTGTAAGCAATCGTTTCTGAGTGTGTCTTACCCACGTATACCGGGAGTGACATTCCATTCACGGCAGCAGCCACTTCCTCCGGATCGTAGTCATAAGCCTGAATAGATGTGCTGTATACCCTTAAAACATAACTGGCCGCATCCTCGCTTTGCTCGAGCTCAGCCCCTGCCCCGAACATTTGTCGGAACAACCACTCTTTTTCTTGAACCTGCTTCGGATCCATTCCCTTTGGCAACTTCATTAAAGCTTCCATGCGGTTGGCGAACATTCGTATACTCGGCACCACGGGATACACCTTAACTTGCTTCCCTTTATAACCGGCAATGGTTAAGGACATCCCTCCCATCCGAAACACGTGTATCAACTTACGGCGCATAACCTTATCCGGCATCCCTTTGTACACCATATAGGCCGATATCCCACAGGCTCCCAGCCCTGCAAACTTCGCAGAAGCCATTAGGATACCAGCTCCGCTGCTTACCAGCATCGGCGCTGCCTCCTAACAATTTTGATTTTTATTGTCATATCAGGCTTTTTTGCTTGTATTACAAATGTATTGATACTTATGCATTTAATCATGTAGCTACATATGTCACCAGGAGACGTGGATGCCGAATATCTGCCCTGTAGCAAAGATGGCAGCACGCCATTCTGCATATGCAATTAACGCGCATGCTACATATGTAGCTGCTTTGACGAAAACAACTCGGCTGCCGTATCCATTTCGTTCTAATTTCTGTTCGATCACATGAGCGATCACACCAACGGCACCGATCTCAGCAAAAGGTAAAAGTGTATGCATTCTAAATCCACCCCTCGACATTAAATGATTGTGTTACTGGCTTTTCCTCCTGCAGCATCACCGCACCGCCCCCGCCGCCCTCTGCATCTCTTTGGATCAAACGTTTGATATATCCAGAAGAATTTGTCTTACTGGCTACAAACTCATGCCAAAAGCGCTGATCAGGATCCAGTACGTTAAACGACACTTGTATGATCTTTATATCTTTAGCCACTGTAAACCCTCCTTGCGATCATCAGGAGCCCCCTGACGTTGGTGGTAAAAGGATCAGGGTCCAAGAGTACTGCCAGCGGAAACAAAGCCTGTATGTGCGGCAGCACTTCCTCAGCTCCTCCACCTGTAATGTAGATGACCTCACTCTTATCCCATTTCCGAGCAATGGCCCTGGCTGCGATCTGTCGGCCGAATGATCTTGCATTCAGCTTACTCTTACTCTCCATGCCCTCAGGCAGCGTAAAACTGCTCTTATTGATAAACTGCCGGTCCGTGATCGTGGCAAAGTTAACACTTCCGCTGCCGATATCAATGATCCGGATGGTACCTGCTGCTGGCGCGATCAATAGCCCCGATGCTGCTCCTTCTGGTCCGACTTCGCAACTTTTTATGTGGATGATCTTCCTGCGACCGTTAACTGTTAGATCATGAGTGCCAATGTACATTTTCTTGATGGACTGTTTTTCAGCTTCGGTGTGCGTCTCAATCGGCTGCCCAACCAATATTTGATGATCATTACCGGATCCGTACTGATGTAAAGCAATGAGTGTTCTCAGCTTTGCGTCAAAATGTGCCTTACTGTCGTCCTTCCGACTTTCCACGTATTCCGATTCCCTTAACGCCAGGCTGCCAGCGAATCCTGTGAGCCCTTCAAACTCCCATTCAAAATCAAATTCCCCTGTACTCTTGAGATTTCTGTCTAGGTCATTAATGCCGATCGCTGAGGGGAACATTACAGGCTTTGGTAATCGGGCATCTAAATACTTTGTGTTGCATCCTCCTGGGTCAATCGCACTTATCATGTACACCACGCTCCTGCTGTCTGGTTATATAACTAGATACGTAACCAGGCGCTCAAAACCGATTTGGTTATGTATCTAGTTCTATAACTATGGAAAGTGCTTGGTCATGTTTCACGATTCTTTCACGATTTCACGAATAAATTTTTCATAGATTGTCCATCCTTTTGATAAGAAAGGATGATGAGTAATGTTTAAAAATTTTTTAGGTAAAGATAGATCTCCCTTGGGATCTTTTATTGATCGTAATCATAGATTGAGTCAGGAGTTACTTGCGAAGGAAACAAAATTAAGTCGGAATACGATTTCTGATCTTTGTAAAGGGGACTCTAGAAGACCTCAAATACAGACGCAACAAAAAATTGTATCCGCTCTAAGGAAATTAGGTTACAACGTAAGCGCGAGTGATTTTTGGTGATTTTGTTTGATACATTTTGTATCGAACACTATACTAAAGATGGAAAGCTATCATAAAGGAGAAGAGCCATGTCCAATGTTTCGTTAATTGTATCAATCTTGTTTTTAATTGTATCTCTGCTCTTTCTTGCATTATCAGTCTTATACGTATTAGGACGTAACAAAAAGGCTAAGAAGTCATTTAAGACATTCGCCATAACATTTTTTATCAGTGTGATTGGTTTTGTTATCTTCGGTATTACAGGACCCGACACAAATGTTAGTGGAGAAAATGAAGTTCAAGCATCAATCGAAGAAGTTAATGAAGAATCTGAAGTCAAAAGTGAGGAGTTTCTAGAGGAGTTAACTAATCAGTTGTCAATCAATTTTTCGGGGACTTCTTGGTATAATCACATTAATACTGTACAGATTAAGCACATCAATGAAGGTTCATATGCCGTAACCATTTACACAGAACTATTCCCTAAAGAGAGTAATAAAAAAGTTGCCGAAAATATCGCAGCTGCCATTTATGGACTGACAGAAAGACATATAGTCGAATCTGTGACCGTTTTAGGAGCTAATGACAATATAATCGAAACGGTGTTGAATCCTTTATAGATCTTTAAATTAGAAATTCATCCCCCTAACCTAAAAACCTAGGTAGGGGGAGTTTTTATTTAATCTGAATACAAAGGGGCCCATAACTCAAGACTGAACAACTTTATCTAATTCTAATTTTACCGCATCCAAAATTACCTGATCAGTTACACCGGCTTGTGTCTTTGGTATCTGATCAAGTTTAATCCATGCTTCATGAATCTTTGCCTTTACTTCGTCGGTATGCACACTGATTCCGATTTGGTTCAGTTTTTTAACAGCATAATCAAGAGCGACGGACATTTTTTCATTACCTGCCAAATCGGCAGCCGATGACTCTGCTTTAGCGTAAGCTTCCTGCGCTACACTCCAAAGTGCATTCTGAATTGATTCCATACCCTGCGCTTCAGCTGCAGCTTTTTTGGCATTGATCCATGCTCCTAATGCTCTCCATTGTCTTACGATGAATAGACCGATAGCAGCAATGACAACAGCTAATACACTCAATACGACATTAGTCACAACTGGTTGAAAATACTCAAGAATGCTATTCATATACCCTTACTCCCCTTCGCATTAATATCAGCTGCATGCTTTAAAAAGGCTTCACTTAGTAAACCAGAATTCTTAAGCATTTGTGCCATAGTAGAAAATTCATATCCCTTGTCATTTGACGTGGTGATGAGCTTACGTAACTTCATTTCAGACAGCAAGTCATCAGCCCATTCAGGCATAGCAGCTCTTTTTTTCAGAGCCTTGATATCCTCTTCCTGAGCTTTAAGTTGCGCTTCTGTCGCTTTTTTGAATTCATAAAACTTCTTTTCAAGTTCCACTGACATTCCTTGTGCCTCCTTTTCCTCTAAAGCATTCATTTTAGAAACGGCCTTTAGAATTTGAGTACTAGTCGGACGTTTGCCGGCTCTCAGATCAGCGAGAGACAGACCGAAAGTCATTTCAAAATGTGGATTGTCCTTAAATGACTTCCAGTCTCCGCCCCAAGCAAAACCGAGCGCTTTGGCTTCGGTAACAACTTCTACCCAATCCGCAATACCATCACAGTCCCCATCGTATTTCATGTCGTATCCGCCACGTATTAATACAAAATCAATCGCTAAGCTAAAGTTATGATACGACTGCCCGCCGCGGGCATTGGTTACGATCGGTCCAGTAAAAATGGTCCGGCCCTGAGCATAGAGTGAATTCTGTTCCTCTATGGTTCTTAGACCTTGAGTGATACGTATCTCAACCCCTCGGTTGTAACACCGTTCTACAAGTTTCAAAGCTCCGATCCGTACCGCTTCATTTTCAATACGGCTTATGATCGGTGCAGACTTTGCCTGCACTTCTGTTAATGCCGCCATCTTCACCCTCCCAAAAGAAAAAGGACCTGATTACAGACCCTTCTCAGTTTTCTTATCGAAGATCTTAAGTTTTACAAATAAATCGAATCGCTTGGTGTATGTCAGTACGGCCAGTATGACTAGACCGACCGTTGTACCAGCTTGTGCGATAGTCCATGCGTAGGTTTCAATGGTAATCGCCGTTAGCTCATTTGCATTACCTACTCGCATCCACACTGCTGTCACCATTTTCACGGTATAAGCGCATAAAAAAAAGAGCATCGCCAGCATAAACAAACTGACAGCTCCTTTTGCAAATCGTTCTCTAAAATACGATGCATGAGCAATGATGATGTATAAGGAACATGCGATGGATATCATGTATTCCGTAATAAGTACAATATCAATGACTCTCATAGTCATTGCTCCCCCTTTTCGACCACTAGATAAGGAAAAAAGTGATTATTCTTTATTTCTGCCTGTAATTCACGCGAAGCATTCCGATACCTGGTTATAGTAACTCGCTCGCGTTTGGTTCTTTCGTCCAACTGTTTACTGATCTCGCGCTGCTTTTTAAAAAGTTTGCTCCACACGGCTTATCCTCCTCTGCTCATGTCTTCATCTTTTTTGAGACGACCGAGCAACTCTTTGATGTCCGATAAGCTTTCTTTGCGTTCTTCTTCCATAATTGCTTGCATTCGGTCACGATCTTCTTCTGATCGGTCTAAGTAAAGCTTAGGGACAATCTTACCCGTCATTAACCAGTACAAGAAAGTCAAAACGATGATCAATAAGACTATAGACAAAATCAGCGAAAATCCGTATTTGTCTACAAGTTGCGCCCATTCAGCGACTTCCTGTGAGGTAACTCCCCCAGTTGTTTGCTGCAACAAAATGGACCCTCCCCTTTCTCTATGTCTAAATATTTAATAGCTCTCGGTACCGCTCCCGAAGTGCTATAACGTAATCATTTAGGGATCACCTTCTTTCGAATTAATAAATCCCTTGCATATCGGATTAGCTTTAATTTTCAAGATCATCCTCAGCTTCTTTAAATTCTTCTAAGGATTTCGCATATTCATACCACTGTCTGTGATAATTTGGAGAATTAGCTGCAATGGACGGTTGGAAGTGATATGTTTTCACTTGAATGTATGGCTTTTCCTCCATTCGAGCAGCTTTGTTGGCGTAGAATAAAACCTGTACTTCCAAATTAGAAATATTACCTTTGATGTAATTAGCCCGAATATAATACCAAACCTATTTATCCCGTCAGTCTGTAGATAAATCCCTCTTGCTGTGCCTGAATTGCCGGATATATTTAATTGAGATACTACGGAATCCACGATTCTTCTCCACTGGTAACCACCTTCACGTTTAAGACAAATATAAGGTATTGATTCAGATGAGTTGGTTAATAGTACTGTTTTTCCTTCGAATTGTTCAGATGGATTGGGTAAAGAAGCGAATTTTAAGATATCAGTCGTTGCTCTTGATGGGTAGACAGTAGTTAATCCGGTCAAGGTCGGCAGCTGAGATTCAGAAATGAGTTGTCTGGAAGGGTCATCATTGTCGTTATTCTCTGCGCTCCCTTTTCGATTATATAGCCATGAATTTAATCGGTATTGCGTGTTTGGATTCTGGAATATACCTTCTTCGGTTGCCCAATTGTCAATGTAAGAAAAATAATATTGATTGTCGTTAAGTGCAGTGTAAAGCACTTTGATGCGGTATGTTGATAGGGGCAAAGGATATCTCAGATATAGTTTGAGATTGTAGCTGTGGTCACCATTATCGGTAACGTAAAGTCTCAGCAAATCATTGTAACCGTAACCGCCGTTATTCCCCGTAACCAGAGGTACGATATCCAATGCAAAAAGATTGTTCCCTGAATATATGTTGGCCCTCAATGTAACAAAAGCACTTAGAAATCCAGAATCTGAATTTGCGCTATGAAGCAAGAAATTAGTAATAAATTTCTTCACAACTGGACCTCTCAGCGTGTTCTTCGGATGCTCAGCTAAGTAAGTGTCGAAATAAAGAGTCCGATCGATCAGCAATGTCCACTCGTTAGGGCTTTTAACTTCTTGATTCCTCGTTGTCCGAATATAAAAATCTTCATATTGTAGGTGTGTACCAAACTGCTCGTTGTGATTTCCCTCGTTATAGGTTTCCAACATATCAAATCAACCCTCTCTGGGTGTATTCAATGATCACGGCCTCTCCTGGATACACGGTTTCACCTTCATAATCAAAGTATTGAAATGGTGCATAAACATGCCATATTGCAAATCCTTGAACAAAATGTATCGGCATTATGGTGTCAAAGAAAGCCTGAAATAGCAATGCATGAACATCATAATTTGTAGGACCGGTTGCATGCAGACGAATCAAACCATCTTTTTTACTCATACAACCAAACTCAGTAATGATTACAGGCTTCTTCCATACTTGAAAAGTATCACTAAGCATGCGAACGTAGTTGTAACCTTGAGAGTCCCTATACAGAGCCTTTTCGATATCCTCGACTGGTATATTCACAGATTCCCCAACGTTCTCACATGTTTCCCAGGTGTAACTACCGTAGATATTCGCTCCAATCGCATCCACCAAATCGAAAACAGAAAAGTAATTCCTCACATCATTTCTTTTCTTGGTCATGGATTCTCGCATCTCTTGTCCAGTGCAGGCGATTGTGAGTTTTAAGTTAGGGTACCTGAGTTTTAGTGTGTTCACGATGTCAGCCCATTCTTGATAGTACGGTTCCACTGTTGTAAGTTGGTATTGCTCACAACTGATACATAACCATTCAATTTTGTTGCTTACTGCAATATCAGCAATGAAGAGCAATTCTTCTTTCCATTTGGAAAAGAATGTTGAAGGGTTGGCAGGCTGATAAGTAGCCCGATTAAATCCGTCTCCCCACTCCAGCATAATATGAGGCTTTATCATCTGTAGGGGCACTCCTTTTGATTTAGCGATATTTAAAATTGCTTGGATCTGCTCCTTGGTATGATGAGTAAAGGAATGTCCCGTTGCACTATCAAGGTTATGTGAAGTTACGATGGTCGCACCTAATCCTTGCGCTTTAAGCCGATCAAACACTTTTCCGAACCATTGCAAGTTGTCATATCGTTGTTCCCCGGCAACGGGTACTGTATGAGCAATAGTCACGGAACTGGTTTTTATTTTAAGATTTGTTTCTCCGTACAAGCTGCTAACCGTATCGTCCACTTTCTGCATAGCTCCAGAAAAATCTTCAACGAGCCACGGGTCTGTTCTATCCCACTTAGGTAACTTTAGATTTGGTGTCCGTTCTATGTTAATCGCCCCCTATACCCGAATACGGCAATAAGAATATCTCTGATAATTCTCCACTTTTGTATGTCTCCGCTTCTTCACCGGTCAAACCGTAGTCTTCGATTTCTCCCCATGTTAACCATGTCGGTACAAATTCGTGGTCTAAATAGATAGGCAGCGCCTCATCAGCTGCTGCCTCCATTTCTGCTATGTTTTCCGGGATGCCTCTTTTACTCCATATGGTCGATGAGACTTTAAAATTTGCTCTGTCTTGTTCTACCGTGCAGTCATAAAATTGATTTACAATTCCCTCATACTCCGCTTTGGTCATAAGCTTTGGAGCCATCAATCGCTCCACAACTTTAAGACGACGAGATGATAACGACTGGTCTTTATTAGGGCTTATATGCAACTCTTGTTCCCATAACGTAATTCCTTGTTCTGATGCATTTAAGACCCAGTAGAAGTCATTTATCATCTGTGAGATTAAAGAATCAGTGCGAGACAGCTCTGTTACTTGAGACTGCTGGACCGTTTTAATAATGGTGGATTCCTGCAACATGCCAGGCAAGTAACGCGCCATCGATGCTCTAATGTCACGATCGGTGTGGTATGCATTAGATTTAACCAAGGAGGATGATTGACCATAACCATTTAAGATTTTTACTGCATCAAATACGATTGCCCCAGATCTTACACCTGCCTGTCCGACAGTAACTTTAATTAGGGTTGCTCCACTAACGATCGACTGTGAAGATAGTTCAGATTTAGCTACAGCGTAAAATGCTTTAACAGCAGCAGCACTTACTTCGAACCTACTTACAGATTCTCCGGATAAAATAGCCGACCAAACAGAGTCAGCATGTGTTTGTAACACCACCAATGAATCACCAGCATGATAACTACAACGGATCACACCGGAGGCAGCTGCCGTATAAACACTATTTGATAAACCGGTAGCATCAATTATCATCTATTCCACCTCAATCTAACGAGATTACCAATGATCCTGCTGGAAATCTTGCCTGCTGGCCTGCTCCTGTAATAGGGACATTCGGTGTTACCGTACCTTTAAATAACAATCTGCCAGAAGTTACAGCGTCAAATATACCAAAATGTGTCACTGTGCCCCATGCCGCAGTGGATACTGGTGAAACTACATCCGCAGTATTCGAGCTTGACCCTGTGGTCGCTTTTGTAAATGTCGCTTGGACTCGAGCATAACCGCCCCCACTGACTTCTGTTCCTGTTCCGGCTTCGCCCGGGTCAGTAGTAAACAAGCCGACATACCATGCTGACGGCACAGTAAATGTCTCACCTCTTAAAAGCAGGTTCAATACATTGTTCTCAAAATCATTTGTCATGCTCATTTGATTATCCTCCTATAGATAAATTAAGAACTCCAAGGATCGGAATCTGATCGCCTTGGAGCTCAACATTAGCGGTGCCATTATTTATTTTCAGATCAGTGTAGTCAAGAACATCATCTGCTGACAGAATTGCCTCTCCTGCCTTGGCATACCTCACAATTTGATCAACAAAAGCGATGTCATACAAATACTTGGATAGCGCCTCTTTAGCTTGCAGTCGAGCGTTATCGATGATTCCTCCTGACTTTAATGTCAACGTTGCCGAGACACTAATCATAACTTCAGTTACCCCAACAACAGTGATAACAGGGTCATTAATAGGTGTCATATCGTCAACTCTCTGTTGCACTTCTGCAATTATTGAAGCACTAGGCGTTCTTTTTTCTTCAGAAAGCAGAACTAACTTTGCTGTTCCTGGTCCATTCCATGCCCGAAATATTTTTACATCAGCCACGCCAGGTACTTCCAATGCTATTTTCTTATAGTGAGATGGATTTCCTGTTCCAGGTCGCTTTGGAACCTCGAGATAATAACGATTCTTTAAAGATTCATCTGATTCTTCGTCATATCCTCCACTTGTAGGCTCCGGATTAGTGACAGCTGTAAATCCACTCAGCGTAACAGGGAATAGAGAAATTGAATTAGCATCTACGTTCCCCAAACTGCCCGGGACCAAAGCTTCAATATTGACAAACCCACTGTTCTCAATCTGAACATTATTCACTGCCCTGAATTGGGTTTTATTAGAGGTCTCAAATAAATCACCTATATTTATAGAGCCTGTACCTGTCAAATGAACTCGTCCTGTGGAATAAGCTGCAAGCTTCCTGTTTATTCCATGTTCTGCTGCTCTCAGCGTCAGTTCATCACCAGTCAAGTTCCTAACAAACATTTTGTCTTTGGATTTCTCCAATTCATTGAACAATTCGCTTAGGACGACCGCAAGGGGAGCATTGACATCATAAACAAACGAACCCGCGCTTTTATCGACAGTACCATCTGGAATATTTCCCAGTAGGCGATTTAACATTTCACTAGACATTACACGTAAACCTCCTCTTCAACGCTTCCGTATATACTCTGTACATTAAAAGTGATCAGGAGCCGGGAAGCTGTTTGTTCAAAGTGGAAATTTTCTACGCTTAACAGAGCGTCATTAATAAGCAATGCTTCTTTTATCAATCGTTCGAATTCTGAATATAAATAAACCGGCTTAAGCTTGGTAGCCCCTAACAACTCCATGTGCTCACTACCATAGTCTGTATCCTTGTAAATATAGCTTTTTCCCCATGAGAGCAAAGCCTTCTTAATCCAGATCTTCACGTAATCCAACCCTGTAACTTCTACTATTTTCCCGTCTTTTAGCTTAAAATCTCCGGCATCAAAGTCCCAGTCATAAGTTTTATGGACGGCAGAGCTTGCGGAAGTTGAAGAAGTGTTAGATTCATTTAATTCTAATTGTGTTATCTCAGGCAGAGACAAATGATATACACCACCTTTAAATCACATCAAATACATACCAAATTTTTAGATACTCATCGGGAACAAGTATAAGGCGATCTCCAAGCCTGAGATCTACTTTCCATTCCAGATATTCGTCAATCATTAGACCTTCTGTATCCTGATAACGATTAGGGATTTTGTAACCCGAAGTAAATAGCTTGGGTAAAACAAGCTTGTCTGCAGTTATTACGATTTGTTCCCCCCATTTGACTTTTAAAGGGGCAACTGAAATAACCTCTCCAACTTTCGGGGAGGTGCTAGGGAGGGTTTCTATTTTGATTATGCATTTCAGCAATCTTCTTAGCCAAACGATCTATACTATCATCCATCATTTAACCTCCTCCGGGAGCACAAGTTCTAAATCCATCGTGTGGATCTGATTTGAAACTGTGTGTTTTGCTGTCATAATCATGTATCTGCCTGACATACCAGTGATCGGTTCATTAACATCCAAAAGTCTTCCTGCCTTCACAGCCGAATCACCCATAAGCCTAAGGGTATTCGTTTCCTGTAGTCGCGCAAGACGCCCCAAAAGAATACGAGCTACTTCGCGCGCTTTTGCCGCGTCTTCCGCGTCAATTTTATAGGTATCTTCGAGCAATCCGAATTTTTTGATTAATGAGTCGTTTTGGACGCTTGCTGCAATTTCATACTGAGAATCTTCGCGTTCAATAAGTATCTTTACTCGGTTTCTCATGGACTCAATAGTCCTTGTTCTGTCAGCTTCAAGTGGTACCGACATAACATCTCTATTTCCAAGGTTATCAGCTAATCGGAACGTTCCTTTTACAACAAGGTCCTTAATCTCATCGAAATAGATTTTACCTTTTCTTAGTTCAGCGTTAAAACGTTTACCCGTTCTTCGCTCATGTTTCTGAAGTATATCTTCAATAATCTCGGCCGGTGACTTCTCAAGGTATATTTCATCTATTGGAGTGTTCATTGAAGGTACTTTTCCGATCAACATGCCGAAATCTTTAAGGATTTTAGATATGGCATCCGATGCAGCAATCTTATTAAATTGATACACGCTTTTTGATTTACCCAGGTACCAGGCATAGTCATATACAGTGTAATTGATTGCTGCCCTACCTGATCGACCTTCAGTAACAATAATGCCACGGTACACTTCTTCGTCATCTTCCATTAACATTACAACGTCACCTAAGTCACATGGGTTTTTAGGGAAAAACCTTTCCATATCAACCCAAATGACTTGAAATTCCATAGCGGACATCATCGATAAGTTGGAATCCCATGTGATTGACTCTGTGATAGGTGTTATATCATAGGTTCTGCTTGCATCATTCTTGATAAGAAGGAGCTTAAACACGTAATATCAACTCCTCTTTTTAGTACTTACGAATGGAAATTCTGACATCTGCAATGTATAGTGAATATCTCCATCTTTCTTAATGCCATGAACAAAGTTGTCGATTGTCACTGCTAAATTAACGTTTTTTCTCTTGTTGCTTTCATCCACGATTACAACTCTTATCGGATAACGTCTTTCCCGCCAGCGTTCAATTGCATCCACATATTCCATTCCCCACATTTCACGGCTCTGTAAAAAGGGATAGTCATGACCTTCCGCTGGAAAAAAACTTGTGATCTCAATACTTTGCAAACCACGAGTCCCAATCAAATTTAATGTTTGAGTCAGCCCATCAATTTGTTCGTTCTTCCACGGACTAGGCACTTCATACTCCTCAGGAGGAACAGGTAACTGGATAATTTCTTCGTTATTGTTAATGCTCAAAAATACCTGCAGCATGTTTGTCACCCCAGGATAAAAGATTACGATGTAGACCAGATATGTCTTTCAATTCTCTGTAATAAGGAATCTGCGATATCCATTGCAGTGTTGTTGTTTCCTTTTAGCACAGCTTCTGTATTTTTATTTGTGGCTTTCGTGTTTTTAGTGGTCGCGCCGGTGTTGTTATTTGTCTCAGCTGTGTTTGATGCCAGTGCTGCAGTGTTATTGTTCAGTGCCGTCATTAAGTCTTTTTGCACATTGTCCATTTTTTTGTCGCGTTCTGCTTGAACTTTCCGTGTTTGAGCAGTAATAGCGTCGCTACTAAACTGAGCATTGCTAAAATCCGCTTTTGAGATTGGATTGTATCCGCTGTTCCATTTTGGCTTTTCTACTGCTGCCTTCGCTCCTGAAAAATTAACTCGGCCAAGTCCGCTGAATGACAATTCGGATATCGGACCGATCCCTAACTCTCCAGATATTTTATTCACACCACTAATTAAGCTGTTAACTCCCCCGATAGCCTTCTGGACCATGGATTCAATAAGGCCTATGAAACCGTTCACTCCTGCCTCTCCGGCAGTTAATATACCGTTCCATATGCTCTTCCCTGCAAACTCGATACTATCCCAAGCAAACATGTAAGTGCGAATCATGAAATTAGCATAATCAACGTATTTGTTCACAGCCCATTCTGCAGCACTCACGACTACATTCCAAGTGTTCATCCCAGTGAGTTTGACTTGTTCCCAGTTGTTTATGAGGTATGTCCCGGCCGCTACAGCAAGCCCTATCAGAGTGATCAACCATCCCATGGGATTGGCTCTAATCGCTGCATTGAGTCCTAAGTGTGCAAATGTAAGTAATTTCGTATATACAACATTCGCAAGTGTCCAAACTTTCGTACCTATTAAAATTAGATGATAAGCAGCAAAAGCTGCGACTACTCCGTAAACAATAGGACTGATATAATTCCAGTTGTTTACAATGAAACTTGAGACGGAGAATACCGCATTTGCAACAGACTTCGCCCCGTTATATATACTTACAAGCGCCGTAGAAAAACGGGCCCCCCATGTGGTAACGCCATCACTGGATAAAGTGGACTGAATCCCCTGCAAGTCCTTTTTTATCTCATCAAAAAGCGGCTTAGTTACTCCAGCCAATTGTTGAGTGGCCGTTTCCTTGATGTTAGCTACGGTATATTGAAATGTGTCTGACATTTCATCCATTGCACCGTCAAAACGTTCATTCAAACCTTTCATCAGAAGTGGGATGACTTGGTTGGAGAGGAGTTTCCCCTCTTCAGCAAGTTTCATCAATTGGGCTGGTGTTTTGCCCATTTCTTTAGCAAGTAACTGCCATGCCGGTACTCCTCGTTCTGCTAGTTGGTTCACTTCTTCTGCAGATAATTTCCCTTTAGCTTGAATCTGTCCGATTGCTAATGCAATACCCTTCATCTCTTCTGTACTGCCGCCAACGGCAGCGACAGCATTTCCTAAACTGTAAAGCATAGGTACAACTTGATCGCCAGCGAAACCCATACCCATCATTGTTTTTGCTGCTTCTTGTAATCCTGCAAATTCAAAAGGTGATTTCACGGCTAATTCTTTCAAATCCGCTACCATCTTAGCGGCTGCTGAAGCAGAATTTAAAAGGATACCGAACGATTTTTCAGCAGCTTCTGCGCTTGAATTCGCGCTGATCCCGACACCAATCATGGCGCTTCCTGCCGTAGCCATAACCGCAATAGCTGCTGCAGCTCCACTTTTAATCGAAGCCCATGTCTGAGCGCCTTGGGCTTGAAGTTCCCTCAGTTGATTTTTATATCTTACGGTTCCCTCACCGATTCTCCTTAGTGGGCCCGTGACTCCATCTTTTAGGGTCATTGTTTTGGATATATCTTTTACGCCCACAAATTCCACCCCCATAAAAAAGAGAACCGGCTTAGATCAACCGATTCTCTAACCTCTTGGCTTCTTCTTCATGAAATAATTCCATGGACACAAACATAAACCGTTTGGATAATGAGTCTAATTCAAGTAACTCCGATAGCGAGTGACCCCGCTGGATATAATGATGTATCATATACAGCTCACCATCGGATTTTATTAGTTTTTTAAGTCATCGTTAATTTTCGTTACTGCCTTGCCATTAAATCCGCCTAATTCCATGATGTGACCACTAATTGAAGATATCTCGCTCGGACGAAATATCATTTTCACGATATCTGTCGGCTCCGTGCATCCGAACTCTTTTTGCAAAGTCGGATCCTTAAGATTAGGTTCAATCACACAATGGTAAACAATATGAGGATCGGCCGAATCGCTTCTGGCATCATCCATTGCCATTTCCAAGGTCTCTAACGCGAGTTCTCTCTTAGGCTCTTGGATAACAATTTCAGCTCCAAGAGAATCAACTTTCAACGTTTGAGTTCTCAGTTTTCTTCCTTTTATGTTTTCTTTCTGCTTGATCAATTCCTCAATGGTTAATTTCGGCATTAAAATTCCTCCCTGCTATGCAATGGTATCAATCATTTCGTAGTCACTAAACGCAAATGGGATTTCTTCACTTCCGAGTGTTTTTTGTTCAAATTTCAACAACATAAATTCGTTTATGGTCACATCATGTAACGCAACACGTTCAGCACCAAAAGAACCCGGATCTGCAACTTTACCAACAATCTCAAGACGCGGATAGATGCCATTGCGTACGCTATTGGCCATGGTCCGCTGTACACGAGAATAGATTTTCTTGATCGTCATCGTTCCATCGCCTGTCCATCCGATCTCTTTTTTGTACGTCGCTCCTGAATTAGCGAAGTTCACATCCTCGTAGTTGACTGTAACTTTTGCTTCAAAGCTGTCTACTTCCGCCCAAAGTTCACCACCAACCCAAACACGACCATAAGTACCGTTAATAACGTTTTTAGATTTCATTTGATCACCTCACCTTACACAGAAATTTTGAAATCAAGATCCTCAATGGCATCCAAGAATTTAAGTTTTACATGCGCGAATAGCGAAGATCTGAAAGAGTTCTCTTTTACTTTTTGATCGTCCCATTCACTTGTGTCTGTGCCAATGCTTTCCCATGCGAGTCTCTGAGCTTCGACATCTACACTTGCAGCATTTTCTCCAGCTGCATCTAACACATCCCCCTGAAGGCCACGGAAATATGCATTCACTGATGTCAGAAATAACACCTGATTATCGTAGTTGTTGTTCACTTTACCGGAGTAATTGTCTTTAAATGTGCGGGTTATGTCCTCTTTTACCAGATCATGACTTTCGATGATCTTGATTTTTTTCCAATCCTCGCCTTTGCCCTGTGTAATGGTTGTCAGGCTATTGACTCCTCGAGCGATTTTGAACTTGTCATCGTCTTTAATCAGAATCAATTTACCATCATCCACATCAGAATCAGGGTCAGTGCTTTCAACTATGGCATCCACTTCTGTCAGCTCGTAATTTGTTGAGCTGCTTGTTAAAGGGATTCCTGCGAGAATCCCGGCTATGCGAGAGGTATACTGAGAAGCGCTGTAGGTGGTTTCTCCAACCTTAATCCCCTCCGTAGCGAAATTAATAACGCCTTCATGCTCTCCTGGATGGTTTGGGAGAATAACCTTAAAAGTCTTCTTATTCACATCCCGCCATGTTTTAACCTGCGTGGCTACTGCCGTCACATCTGCTGCGGTAATGCCAGGGATAGCCAGGTAGTTCCAACGTTTGTTCGCGAGTCTCGATAAGGCTGCGCTGTAATTCTCCTCCTCAGAATCAAGCCTCTCCACAATGATCTTCGAAGGCACTCCCATAAAGGCCTTCTGAATTAAATCAAAGTTGGATTCGCTCCAATCTGACTTTTGAATCTCGCTTATATTTTTGTATTCCTTTGTATCAAAAGTTCCAGTATCGTCTTTCATAATCAACGCCACGATCCCGCGCTGACTCCTCTGTATAGCTGATACAGATAACGATGAAAAGGAAATGTTCACCTCAGGCAACCCCATTCGATTCACCCTTTCATAATTTACTCAGCATTCTTTCGAACTCTTTTTCAAGTATGTCGTCCCACTCTGATTCGATTTCATGCGATGCCTTATCAAAAACATGAAACCCTTCTTGAAATCCATGCTCGTTGCCGGCTTTATCGACAATTCGATGCCCATATTCCAAAAGGTGAGCGTGCGGAGCTCGGGAGTATACACGAACTTTTACTCCATCGTCGTCCTTCCACACCTTTCCTCTTTTAATTGATTTGAAATAATTTCCTGTCTTTTTCTTGACCAGCTGCCGAGCCTTTCTGCTGACAATAGTCCTGGCCTTCGCACCAGAACGCGCCATCATTTGTTTCGCCTGTCTCGGATACAACTTCTGCAGATCGTCGATCTCACGCTTTAGCACATCTAAATTCCTTGTATCAATTTCAAAGTCAGTCATTGTAAACCAACTCCTCCATGATATCTCCGTCTTCTGCCACCGCTATAGATTCAACGCAAGAGAACTCAAAGTCATAGTGCAGCACTTTGTCATATACATCCGTTTCAGCATCATCAATTGTTATAACCTGACTTCCTGCTGCAAAATTAAGCCCGAACAATTGTTCAAGTCTGTCTTGCACGTTGTATACCTCTTCCTTGTACTGATTCTCACTCGTAGAAAAAAAACGGATCCTGCAAGTTAAGTCTCGATACAAAAAATGTTGTTCTGATTCTGTCCGGCGAGTTTCAAGGGAAACAAAAAAAGAAGGTCTCAAAAAACCTTCTTCTACATCACTGCTTTGTATGGGTATCCCGGTGAACTCTGCCTTTATCTTGTCATTTATCGCTCTGTTGATTTGAGCCCTAGTCAGCATTAGATCACCGTCCTCTCGGCGGTAATAATCAACGTCTCATGGCGGTTTAACGGATCGTCAATACGCTGAATTTCATACCTATTACCATCAATTTTCAAGAACATGTTTGTGGAGACATTTGGACGATATTTAATCGTAACTTTGATTGTTGAATTCGCTACAATTACATTCTCTACTCCATTATCAATGCTGCCTCCGCCGACATACTCAATATGAGCCGGTAAAGTAAACACTCTCTCAGGTTGTGGGGACATCTCACCCATGCTGTTTTCCACAAACACGTTTTTCCAAATTTCAATCGTATCACGAAGACTTGCCAGGTTTGTTTGGACATCTTCATAGGCTTGACATATCAGTTCAACCGTTTCGTCGTTTCTACTGTATGTTCTAATGATGTTGTAATCCAAACCATTGTGCCTAAGTTTTTGTTCATCTGAATATTCCATAGAACGAATTTCAAAAGACAACTTAGGCCTTAAATCATTCGTGAGGGCTTTATAATATTCGTCCCTATTCACTGTTTTTTTGTTGGTGAAAACGGTCCGACTTGTTTCTGTCAGTTGAAATACATTATCTCCGGAATGGGTTTCCGTAACTGAAATGAGTTCAACAATATCTCTCCACATCATAACAATTCACCCACTGTATATTCTGCTGAGAGTGTAAGGTGGTTTTTAATCATGCCATATGCCGACAGCAAACGCTCATGATCACTGTTGTCATATCCGAAGTGTGCTTTCACGTATACGGTCACAGCTCGTTTAATCAGTGGATCATTGTCATCCTCGGCCTTAATTGGCAGCAGTCCGGAAAGAACTAAGTCCTTCCGAGCTGCTTCAATAAGTCCGTTAATCTCATCGTCAAAATGAGCACTGCTAATTCTTAACGACAGTTTAACTTGATCAATCAGTGGCATTAGCTTCACCGCGTTGCCGCTTGCGTGTAGATATCTGAGCAGTATCTGGCTTTTTATCTTCTGTAATTTCGATCAACTCATGATTCAACAAGTATTTCGCGTGCTCTTTATCCGAACAAGGAAACACTGCTCCTTGTTGCTGCAGTGCTCCCGTCAGAGGATCAACAAATGATTTGATCACTTTATAATCCATGCAAATCACACCCTTTATGATTTCTTCACTCGTAGGAATCCGTTTTTGCGAATAACGTTACCACCTGCATAAACTGAGCCACGGTAAGCAATCTGACCAGACTTGAATTTGAAATCTTCACTGCGTCTAGTATCAATATCAGAGAAAATTGCCAATCCGTAACCGGACAGATTTCCATACGCCATGCTGTAATCACCAGCTGCTGATCCTGCTGCTGACAGTGGTTTACATGCGCTGTTAATAATGAACGGAATACCGTCAATTGTCCCTGTGTTGCCGCTAGTCACGATTTTGTGGATTCGATTGCCGTTACCATCACGAAGTTTTACAAATGCCATTAGATCAATCTTATTAAGAATGAGCACCGCTTCGTCTTCAACATCCTCAGCACCACCGTAACTGAACACAATTTCATCCAAAGTATCTGCCGTTATTGCTGCAAATGACTTGTCGGTAGCTGGATCAATTGCTGTAGCCGCTTCATCAAAAATACCAACAAACTGTTCTGTTTCTCCGCCACCGATAAGGATTTCACGGGACATCTTTGAACGCAGCGCAATTCTAATATTTTTTTGGATTTCCGCATCGTAGTCAAGACTTGGTAATTTGAGGACTCCTTCATCTTCCTCGGTGTAAGCTGTGATTTTGGACTTGTTAATCATTGCGCTGCCAAAGGTCGGATCAGTTGTATTGTAATCAGCATTATCGGCACTGTATCCACCTAGACCATAACCCGCCACATACGGCTGACGAAAACTTTCCCCACCCATACGATTAATCACTCTCACACGATCAATCAAACTCGATACTTTGTTGAAGGTAGGCTCAATCGTGTCTGAATCAATTCTCGGTGCAATAATGCCCGTAGACGTTAGTGTCACAGCGTTTCTTGGAACAATAATATTAGCAGAGTATTTTACTTCACGATTGTTCTTTAGTGCAACAGCTCGCTCTTCAGCTGCTTTAATCGCCTCGTTTGTCGCATTGTTCATCTTCTCTAATTCACCTCCATCAATAGCAGCAACCGGTGCTCCAGCCAAATTGTTAAACCGATCTTTTAACGCGTTTGCGTTGGCCTGATTCTTAGAAGACTCCTCAAACTCATTATCCAAAGAAGTGATTTCTTTTTCTTTAGCTTCATATTCCTCATACTTACCAGCGTTGATCAGCGCTTCTGCTTCATTCAACATGGCTTGTCTTTTTGCAAGATAATCTTTTTTATTCATTCTCAACTGCCCCTCTCAATTTAAGGAAATTTAGTTTAGCTTTATATTTTTGTTCACTCGACGAGTCTTGTATCAACTTTGATGAGTTCAAATGTGTTCTCATTTTTTCCAACACTTCAGCAGGCAACAATCCATAAGTATTTAAACTAGCCGCCAGTTGCTTTTGAGTGTCGAACATAATTTCATCTGCAAAACCTTTTTCCACGGCCAGTTGTGCTGTAAACCATGTTTCTTTATCCATCATGTCAAGCACTTCTTGTTCGTCCAGCCCGGTCTTTAAACGGTATGCGTTTGCTATGGATGCGTTTATGTTTTTTAGGACATCGGACTCGTGCTGTAAATTCCGATAATCACCTGAAGCATTGGTCCATGCATTGTGTATCATCAATTGTCCTGTTGGAGCTATAGCAAGATGACTACAGCCCATCGCTGCAATGCTCGCAGAGCTTCCTGCGATGCCAAGAATTTTCCCATTGGTTTTGCCCGAATATGATTTAAGAAGGCTGTATATTTCTGAACCGGCAAATACCAAACCGCCACCGGAATTAATGTGAACATCAACATCTTCTCCATTGGCTTCTTTTAACTCATCAGCGACTGATTTAGGACTTGTTGCAGATATGTCGAACCAATCATAAATCCACTTCTCATCATCACTGACGATGACGCCCTTCACATTCACGATCTTACGCACCTTTTCCACCTCCCTCCTTAGAGTCTACTGGTGCCATATCCAGCCTCCGTACAGCAACGTCACCGCCCTCAATTGGAGGTAGGTTTAACACCCTCCGCCATTCATTGGCTGTCATTGCACCGCGATCCACCATTTGCATAAGGGCCAACTTGGTGCTCATGCTAGCAAAAGATAGATCAGTGCCGCCAAAAGCTATGCGGTTTCCAAATCCTCGCTCTCTCCTGGTGAATAATTTCCTTGTGTATTCCGAACTCATTTGTTGAGCCACCGGTTCAATTTCCGATTCGTAATATGCGTTCCAATCATCCTCACCGTATTTCGCTTGCACAATTTTATCGTTAACGCCAAAAAAGCTATACAATCGCTGTATAGCCTTCTCTTGCTGAGGTGTGCTTGGCACATATTGTTGGCCTGCTTTTACTTCTTCTACGTCATAACGTGGGTCCTGAGCAACAATTCCTCCAGAAGCATCTGCGGATAAATAGCTATCCACAAATTCCTGAACTTGTAACTCGCGATCCTCTTTTTTGAGTGACGCCTTAAATTTAAGGATCCATCTTACTACTGACGAATTCTTCACTGCATTCACAATCGATTTATCCGAAGCATTTATGATCTCCATAACTTGCTGCAATGCTTCAACTTTTGAAGTACCGAACAGATCATTGTCATTGTAGTCATCACGTAAATGAAGCACATCCACATAAGGAACCGTCATTGTCTTGCCACGTGATAGCCAAAATTTCAGTTGTAAATCATTCTGATCCGATCGGATCGCCTCGACCTGTGCAGCATTGATAGGATACAGCTGCATTGGATATCCATTTTCGTCACGGTATATCAAAGCAAAAGCATTATTGTTGAGAGCAAGTTGAGTCGCCATCTTCTCCCGAAACATCTGCCCACTGGAGTATGGGTTAGGATCTTCTAATAACAACCTCATATATGGCTCTGGATTTATCTTAAGTTCCGGTCCTTCTCTGACATGCAAAGCCGTTAATTTGCCGATCGCCTTTACTTTAGGACGAATAGCAGCGCGTACTATATCAGATTGATATAATTGACCTCCCCATGGAGAGTACCAATCACTATTGTCCGAAATGAGCTTTATACGCCATTGTCCGGAATCCTCACTTGACCCAATTACTTTTTTAAACCAATTCAATTTTTCACCACCTCTCAAGGCTGAAACATCTCAAAATCGTCCAAGCATTTTTTATAAGCAATATAAGCAATTAAAAAAGACACATATCCATCGATACGTGCCCTGCTTTTAGCCTTATCCGGTTGTATATTGTTATTCGCATCGATCTTAGCTGCCGTATTGGTTGTACACCATCTGAACAATCCGTTGTATCTGCTGAAGACAACAATTCCGTCATCAAATAACGACTTCGTTTCCCGCATCGGTCCAGATAATGATTTTGCTCCCATAGCAACTGGAAATGTTACTCCTCGCCCATCCGGGTCTTCTTTGGGGAATCCGTTTGCCTCCATATCATCAACCCAGTCTCCTCCATGCCAACGATCATAACCAATCTTCCAAAATGTCACATCATATTTCTCGGACAACTCTTTGAACCAGGCGGTCACATCCGCTTTACGCACCATGCTTCCTTCACATATCTGCAGCAACTCATTATTCAGTTCATCTTTGGCTCCTGTTCTTGTAAAGCTTTCATAGGCCATTTTATCTTGTTTGCTGTTTTGTTCAATTCTTTGCCTAGCTATAAAATATTTCTGAAACAAATACAATTTGCCTCCAAGAGGGATAATCGCTGAAGCGCAGCACAAATCCGTCGTCTCCGCCATATCCGCTCCACCAACAGCATATTTACCTCTTATCATTTCGTCTGACATGTCTGTGGCGCATTTATCAACACTTAGCAAATCAAAATAAACCACGCTCATGCTGCTTGCGCGGTTCAAGTGTTTGGTTAAGAATGAAGGCATCTGAGCCGGGTCTTCAATCGCCTTCTGATATTCGCCTTCCAGGTAACTCATTGTTGGTCTGCTGCCGAGACCTGGGTTCGCCTTAATCCAACAAGAACGATCAGCTGGATCATCGTCATCATCAATTCGAAAAATCATCGGAAAAAGACGTTCTTTGCTCTCACCTGATAATACTTTCTTACACCGACCTAGCACACTGTCGAAGATACCTTCTCGTACCGAACCGAATGTAGAGATAATGACTCCAAGCGGCTGAGCTCGCGCACCTGTAGCAGAGGAAAAAACATCATATGTGTTCCGATCTTTAACAGCGTGCAATTCATCTATGATATAAGCATGCGGGTTCAGTCCGTCCTGCGATTGGCTATTTTTACTGCCAGCCTTCAAGTAACTACCCGTTGCCGGAAATAGTAGCATTTCACTATTATCCTTATCTCGCTTTGTTCTCCAGTATTTCTTTGGATTATCAGGCGGCGTAAGGATATCACTTGATTGTAAGAATGTTTTTGCGTTCTCGTAAACGATGGAGGCTTGTACTTTTTGTGTAGCCAAGCACCACACTTGAGCAGCTGGTTCGCCATCCACCATAAGCATGTAATCCACGATTGCTCCAACAAAAAATGATTTACCAAACTTCCGCGCAACTAAGAGAACCATTTCGCGGAAGTATCTAACCTCCATTTGTAACTCATCATCGTATATCTTGAATCCAAATACACAAGCAGCAGCGTATTTTTGTTCCATTTCAAGTTCAAAATGGCTGCCCGCCCATCTTCCTTCACGGTGCTTTCCTAATCGACAAAAATCAATAAACGCTTCTACGTCTGTAGAGTCATACCAAACGTCTTCTCGCCGAAGCAAGTCCTCAACAAGTACCTTAAGTGCTTTTATATCACTGCCATGCTTCTCAGGCTCGCGTTCGATGTAATCATGCCACTCCTGTATGTATGAAGGGACATTATTTAACTCGTGCGAGTATTTTTTGGAACGCATCAGGTTCCGGTTTCCCCTTTGGCGTCTGCGGAACATTTGGTATCAAGTCCGCCAGATTACGACACACAGTTGTATAATTCCTGATAACATTGTTGTGTTGCTGAGCAGATGCCCGAACGCGAGTTATAGGCAAAGCATCAGGACCGTTCTGAAAAAGCTCTGTTGACCCATGACAGTTAATGTCTTCTTCTAAATCTTCGAGCTCTATTCGAAGGAAAGCGGCTCGATGAATTAGCCCTTCAGCAGCAGTCAACTTATCTTTCGGTACTTCCTTCAAACTCTTCTTAATTCGAGTCAACTCTTTCTTGATTCGCTTATCTCGAGCTAATTTCAGCGATTCGTCCATAAATATCCCTCCTTTTGGCCCCCTCCCCTCATGCGCGCGACCCGCGAGTAAAATTGAAGCTGGGGAGTGCGGTGATTGGATTTTTCGAACATCCTTATTTTATGGGGGGGGCTATGCAGATTCTTCAAACAGGATCCGTGAACATATGAAGACCAGTACACCTTCCATGCTTAACGTTGTGGCAGCTAGCACATAAATACTGGAGGTTGTCTGGGTTGTATGCAATGTTCCAATCATGTTTGTTGCCATCTGTTAGCTCAATGATATGATCAACCTCTTTGCCTGCTTCTATTTTCCCTTGCTTTGAGCATTCCTCGCAAAGACCATTTGCTTTAGAAATTACAAACTTCCTTACTTCTTTCCATTCCGGAGTTGCATATATATCTGGATGACGCGACACCTAACAACCCCCTTTAGATTTCAGAGGCTTACCGCCCCGACATCAGTTGATGTTTTATGGGAATTTAGTCGAATACTTCTATAAGAAATTCATCCCTGCGATCTTCTCTGACAATCCATATTGATGCATTCGTTTTCGGACGAAAGGGACCTTCACTATCATTCAGTTCATTTAACGGCTTATCGAATGGGAATTCTGAACCATCACCAATTTTAGGAACAATTATTTTCTCACCCATTATCAAATCTCCTCTAAAGAAAATTGATCGAAGTATCCTAGTGTAGCGGCAGAATAAGATTGATGACCGTAGCCGTAAATTCTTCCGTTGTTACTTTGTAAAGACGGTTCAGTATAATTAACAACTTGCGTTCCATTCAATAGAACGGTCAATGTCTGATTCCTTATATGGATAATTATCTGATCTCCATCTTTTGGAGTTGCACTCATGGTGGCTACCGCTGTCACTGTACTGTCCACCCTTTTTGCTATTGCATTGCCATTTATGAACCATTCATTGTTATCATCAACATATCGAAATATGATTCTTTGATTTACTAGATCACCTAATAACGTTGTCTGCATTCTTATATTAGGAGCACTAAACGAGATAAGGCATCGCCCTATTCCTGACATAAGTTTCAGACGGTTACCTGTTATGCCCCATACACTGCCTGATGTAACTACCCATGGTTGCGCTGTCTCAGTCCAACCAGGTGAATTTACATTATCAGCCCTATTGAATGAATCCAAAGCGATCCGCTTGTTGCGGTATGATTTAACCCATACCCCTAGACCAAGCATATCAATGCACCACCCAAATACCAGTTGCGGTTGTGTTGGTCACTCTGATTCGTTTGGCAGGCAGGGGAACGATTTGACCGATTGGCAGCATCACAGCAGGGATAGTCACGATATTGTCATCCAGTTTTACCACTGATACACTTCCTGCTGTTCCGGTTACACAGATACCGATGCACGGTTTGGAAAGATCTGTAGTGTCATTCGGAGTAACCGGTCCGTAGTCGGTCACATTAACTCCTCGCATCCGTATATTTTGGCTGCCGTCATTATTAATTCCATCAGCTTCATTTACAATTGTGCCGTCACTTTTATACATTTCTCCTGTTCTTGTTGCGTAATTCTTCACCATAACACCTCCTAAACAGAATAAAAAAAGAGTGTCCTGCAGCAGGACACTCCATTTGATGCAATATTTAATTATGTAATCAATGCAATTTGTCTCTTACCACTAGATCCGTTAAGGCTCTCCATAGAAAGGAAACAAGCAGTTCATCCTCCTCCGAGGTATATATGTGTACGTTGTCGAAGATAAGAAGCCATCCGGCACGAAAAGTGCGTATCTCAACTAGTTGATGGGTTTGCAACATATCTATAAGATTACCAGAAGTGAACAGTGGCAATGTATCTTCATAATTTATTTTCTCGCCACCGTAATAAACGAGATAGTAATTACCATCAATTAATTCAATATCCTCAATAAGATAAGCTTTGTCTGGCTTTCCCTTTACAAAGAACATGTCGCCTGGCTTCTGATCGTAATAGGTAACATCCAAAACTTTATTTAAGGTTTCCTCATCTGTAGACAATATTTCATCAATGGTTGTCATATCGCGAGCATATTGCATTTCCTCATCTCCTCTAGTTGTTTTAGAAACTCTTCGACAACAGCTAAAGGATTTCCTTTCGTGTGGGCAGCGTGAGTGCTGGAAATTAGTCTTTCTTACACTTTATAAATAGGCATGTTTGCTTTGTTCCTGTCCATTTCCCCCATACACAACCTTTGCATTTCTTTGGTTGCTCATATTTAACGTCATCTTCGTACCATTGCATGTTCAAACTCCTTTCACTCATGCTTCTAACAAAAATAAAAAAGCACCCAATCCTATATTTAAGACTGGATGCGTGCCGTATTGGATGCTTTTGTATTTTTACCGGCATTATTTACGCTGCCGGTGGCGCCCCCGATCTCACTCTTTCACCGTTAGGGTCCGGCGGAGTGTTGATTCATACACTTTCCCACTAGCAGGGAATATCCGTTGTGTAGAATCCGCAAGAGTGGAGTAACAAACAATGATCATGGACTTATTAATTCCCTCTTGGAATCGAACCAAGGCACGCCCATAGGGTACTCTACCATTGAGTTAAGGGAATACAATAAAGCGCACCGCCGTACACCATGTGGCATAGCCAGTACGCTTCTGTTTATTTGATGTGGGTAAGGATTTGCACCTTACATGGTTTGCAATGAACGCTCTCTTTTATCGTCCGAACGTCACCCTACGATACATAGCGTCTACCTATTCCGCCACCACATCATCTATCTACTGTTTAACGGTACAGTCACCGGATTGTTTGTGCCCTAACCCTCGTCAAGCACTGTGCCTCAGCCCCTCCAACAATCATAGGGTAAGGTTCCCATTTTGACCTTGACATGTTCGAAACAAGTCCGTTAACATGAAGGCCATAATAAAATTGCAGTGATCTTACCTGCATTCCCCGCGCAGCACCTTTGACGATCATAACCTAGCTTAACTACACTAGACGTCTACGGTACATTACCTTTAGCACTGCCGAGTCCTACAATGATCGGGTTAGTAGGAGCAACCCAGGCGTTAACCTTATACTCCTACTTTAAATCTGTATTTGTATCATTTTTGTCTCATGTTAGTATCAGTTTAGTATCAAAAAAAGAAGCCACCTATTTAAGATGACTTCTCCTAACAACTATTCAATTTTATTTAAAGCTGAACGGCATTCATTTAATGCGCGCTCCTCTATTTCTAATAATTCCGACCCAAATGCCGCTTTATTATTTTTATAAAACTCTATTTTTTTTTCTAAACTCTCAATGTGAAGGCGTAAAGCTACTTTAACTTGATATAATTCGGGTAGTTCTAATTCTATCGACCTCATTCTTATTCCTCCTCAAATCGTTCTTTTTTCCACAGTGGCCGCCCATCAAATAACGCATCTGGTCTCGGGAATCTCTTCTCCTTGCCGCGATAAGTAGGGTTAAGCATCGCTTTAGCCGTTTTAGTAATGTTTTGCTGAGTGGTTCCGAATAGATCAGCTAACGTTGAAGCTCCTACATATTCGATGGGCGGTGCTACTTTACCAGTGTAATGCCGATTGGATTGTTCCAGTTGCAAGCAGAGGATTCGTCCGTTGTTTCGAAGTCAATGACTTCCCAAGTGATGATGTATCCATTGTTATCTGCATCTGCAGCTGAAGCAGAGTATAAGTTTCCTTCGTCGTTTATGTATGGATTCTGAGTTGTTCTAAGTTCTTTACCTTCCCATTCGATGATTATTGAGTCATTTAGCAAGGCTGTTCCCTCCCTATTGTTTTGAGTTTTGTTATTGTCTTTTGCTGTTAATATAAAAATATCATATTTGGTTATCTCGCACAACCGAACACAACAAGAACGTAATGTAAAACTAAAAAAGAGCGGTTTTATCCGCTCCTATAATACACCTGCAATTTTAAGACTATTAGCTATGGTCTGTATACCAGCGTCTATACGCCTATTGATGGTCGGTATGCTTGTACTGCTCATATACCTTGCTACCGTGTCCTTGTGCTTACCAGCTGTCTTGTAGCGATGTGTGAGGATCTTATATACTTCATCATCCATTATGAGTTCAAATGCTGTATCTATTTCTGGAAGCAGCCTTTTGGCTTTATCCAGTAATTCTTGCTCTTTCGGGCTTAAATTTGGTTTCTGTGAATACACCTTAAGATGCCGTTGCATTAAGCGGTAATCTTCTAGGTGCTTTTTCGTTTGTTTAAAATCCTCACTAACAGCACTCGGGAATAGTTCCATTTGCATTACCGCCTCCATTTCCACCGCTCCTTTGTACTTTTTTACATTGAGTTTCCTAAAAAAGGGTCATAAGTCGATTTTCAAGGCACTTCGCTTGCACTTTTACGCCAAAATATCGAATAAATCCACTTGACCGCCCTTCTCAACCTCACTGGCATCCTGTATTAATCCATCTTCTAACCACTTTTTCGGTGCTTCTGTCCTATAATGAGGCCATATTTCTGTACCTTCTTTAGACCAGTTAGGATTTTTGGATTCAGCTAGTTTAGTCCACGTCCAATATGTTTTGGCTTTTACGGTATTATATGACATATTGACTCACTCCTTACCCTTACTTGCCTTTAACTCTGCCAGTTCAGCTTCCAATCTATCTGCAAGATCTCTATATCTGTCTGCACGTTCTCTGTGCTTGTGTAAGGCTGTACATGCTGCATCATAGGCTTCCGGTGTCGGGTACTTACGGAAAGCTTCTCTACGCCATTTCTCGGCTTCTGCTTCGGCTTTATCAGCTCGTTCTTTCTCTGCTGCATATTGTTGGAGCCAGTAATCAAGTATCAGTACATCTGGTTCAGGTTTACTGAACTCTCCATGCCAAGTTGGTTGAATGCCATTGAGCAGAGCTTGAGTGCGCTTAAAGCTCTCAACACTTTCCATGTCCTTATGCCAGTCTCTACTCATCCTTTACTACCTCCAGATCCTCAGGACTAACGCGGGTTGAGTGTGCCAAAGCTTCAAACTTCACAAAAGCATCAATCCCCTTAACTTCACCCAAACCATATGCAGAGTTGCGTTTGTATCTCACTTTATCTCCCGGATTAATGGTGGGTACTGGATCAAACAGTTCCTTGATCTTCTCAATAGCAATATCCATGCCCTCGATTCTTCCATAAAGACTGTTGATATAATCAGGCTCTGCGCCATCTTCAATTAACTCTTTATTCTCAGTGATTTTGCTTTCTAAATATTCTATTAAATCTGATATAAGCTTCTCTTGTTTAATCATTCCCTGACCCTCCTACCACATGAAATACCCTCGTTCTTTTGCTATTTCCCATTCGTTTTCCGTAACTACTGTACCTCTCGTTTCAACTACGCCGTAACAATTGACAACGACTACAACTTTTAAAAACTTTTTATCAAATTCCTTTGTCCAATCTTCCTCATACGGTTCAACACTGACAATTTCTTTGATGTAATGCTCGAGCAAGTTCATTGGTCTACCTCCCCAGGAAGGTTTATCTCTGCATAGTGGGTGACATCGGGGAGAAACGCTCTTTCACCATCGCCCCATGTGTATCCAACTTCTCTATAATTCGCGTGGATTGCCTTTAATACATAATCACCGTTAGTTACTAGGTATGGAATATGACTCACTGGTTTCCTTGGATCATACTTTTTCCACTGGATCATTGTTCTTCACTCTCCCTAGGAAGGTTTAATAGGTGAGGATGTTCAATCATGCTTCCAATCACAGTCACATAAGGTAGTTGCCTATGAAGCAGAAGACTTCCGCAACAAAGTTCCATTCGATCGTTGTATCCTACCTCGTAATTTCCGTTTATCTTCATTGGTCCTTCAAATGGATGACCTTCGATTCGAACAATATCTCCCTCATATATTTCTGTTCCGTTCTTATCCTCGATTCCCGTACCCCATTGATAAATAGGACCAACTGTTTCAAAATGTTCGCTAAACCGATACCCAAGCATATCGTCAAATTGCTCTATGTTTGCATACAGCATCTTCTCGAGCTGATCGTCCCAAGCTCTTAAACTTCTCATTCCCTTTCATCCTCCCCTTTAGCTGGTTCCTCGTTATACCATCTCAGCGCGCTAGGAAGTTGACCCATGAATTTAGGCTTTAAATCATCTATCTTCTTATTTGCTTCTTCCAGTGCCTTACGTAGTCGATCTATCTCATCCGTGTATTCTGATACATCGACCTTTTGCAAGAACTCTGGAGCAAAGGAACCGCTGAATCCATGAAGGAAAATCGAGTCTTGTTCATACACCCCTTTTCCTCGTGTGAATTGATCCGTCCGACACGTCCATAACTTCCCATGATTTTTTGGATTTCTCGCTTCAACACAAGTGTGCATGACAACAACATCGCCTTCGTTGAGCGGTTCTGTTTCTCTGTATCGCATCCCTGTTATCTCTCCCTTACTTGGATTATGGATCTAAAGGCTCTATACGGCCTCCGGCTGCGCCTAAGTATTGCGGTCGATTCGGAGGCCTTCGGCCAATCAGTCACTTTAGATCTCTACACTTACATGTCCTTGTGCTTCACAGTCCGAGCACTCATAAAAACCGTTATCATCAAAGCTGGTTCTTGATCCGCACCTTGGGCAAAAATTAGGCTGTCCTTCTTTCCACTCTTCCTCTGAGCAGATTTCCTCTACAACAAAAGGTTTTGTTTCAAAAGGCAGATGCTTCTTTGCCTCATTCTCAGACTCTTCATGAGTAGTTGCGACTTTAGGAAACATTGTTATGGTTATGGTTTCGGTTTGCGCCTTCATCCGGTACATTTTCTTTTCTATAGTGGACATATGTTTACCGCTCCTTTGGTTTTTGCGGCAAAGCCGCCTTCAATCGACTGAATAATCCGAGCGAAGCGTGGGCCGTATGATCATTTCGAGGATCTGCTCGGTATGATAGTCGCTCCTTCAGCTTGAACGACCGTCTGTTGTTCTCCCCTCCCTAATACCGTTTTACAATCTTGAAGCTGATTTCTTCTTCCTTAAATTGAGGAGTAACTACACATATCTTCCGACCATCAATGTTTATAAGGATTTCATCTCCGTCTTTTGATTTCCCATCACTAACAAAGTCAGCTAAATACTCGTATATATCAAAATTCTTCAATGTGTTCTCCCCTCCCAGGGAAAGAGGCTGATAGCCTCAATCCTCTTCTTCCTCAGAGTTGATTAATCCTAAATTAGCCAAGTCGTATTCGATTTCAACAGTGAAATTGGTATCACAGACATAACATGTTACATCTTGATCTTCCGGATCAATATCATCACTTGTACATTCCGAAGCGCATACTGGGCAGATAAGTTTGTCAGTATACCAGCAGTCATTTTCCGAGTGCCCTTGTTCCCTCGCCGCTTCAATAGCAGCGTTTTTCCGGGCTTCGTGTTCTCTTGTGTGACAGAAATTACATTGCCACCCACCATGAACTCCCCATGCTGGTTTTTCCTTCAACTCACTCCTGTGAATGCCGCATGTTTCGCAACGATTATGTTCGTCGCACACGATATATGGGAAAGGATCATCTTTCCCAAGGCATTTGGGACAGTCACATACCCAATACCATCCGTCGTCAAAACGCTCTGCATATAATCCATGTTGCGGTGGATCAAGTTTCACTTCTGGCAATCCGTTCCGATAAAAGTGACCGTTCCAGACATTCGTATGTCCTGACCGGGTACGCTGCGTCCATTCTGCAGGTATCTCTGGAATATGAATTTTAACGTCCATTAAACTCAATGTTATCTCTCCTTTAAGGCTGTATAGCCTGTTATACTTCTCAACTTTCAGCAGCAAACGAATCTACGAAACAACCGCAGCCGCCGATATCAAACAAATCTATTTGCATGTCGTCCTCAACCTCGTAATGAAGATCCCTGATCGGGTAAGGTGCTCCGCCTTTTTTCATGAAGCTGTATTGTTGAATAGTCATGTCCGTTGAGCCAGCTGCTGGATGGATATACACCTTTGGTTTCTCAGCTCGATCATAAAAGTAATCCCGGTAGGCATCGTCCAGTTCTTCATACATCATTTGCCGCTCGTCTTCGTCCATTTCCGTATCCTTGATGTAGCGATAAGCTGATACGCATATTTTTAGGTGATGCTCTTGTTCCATGATTTTCTTGAATACATCTGGCATCTGCTCTTTTAACAGCTTGTAGTGCCCCTGTCCGGCTTTTACACAGCGTCCGTTACAGTTGTTATGGCTAAATCCGTAATCGTACAAGACAGGCTGCCTGATGCCGTATTTCTTGAGGATTTCGTCCTTATAGATGTTGTGGTCGATAAGAGGCATTTCCACTTGGAATGGCTGCCAGTTCTTCACTATGGCTCCTTGACGATGCATTTCATCGAATCCAATGCCGAAGTACAATATCGCATCCGTAACGAAATCCTCATCCCTCAGATATTCCTTATTCCGCCATTCCTCATGATCTGGGCGCTTACCCTTTTTTAAGAACTCCCGAGCGACTGTGAGTTGTATTTCACTTTGGCACTAAAAGGGGCTTATTTCGGCGATCTTGTAACGTAATTTTGGCACGATTTGTAACGACTGTTAGCATAAGTCGTTGTTTTCTGTATTAATTCTTGGCATAATCCGTTCCCAAAAGAGTTGTTTACAATGATAATATCTTACCATAGTTTAGCAGGGTACTTATATATTAAACACGCCTTACAACGATACTATTTCTCTCCCCTAAATTCCGAAAGTAACCCCGCTATTCCAGGAGTATAATTAAGGTTATTATAGTGGTCGTTGCTCCCACAGTTTGAAGGATTTATCATTAAAATAGTTCCTTCTTTTAATGAATGATCTAACTCAACTCAGAATCCCAAACTTTTCATAAAAGTGCTTACTCCTTTCTACATGATCCCAATCCACTCCAGAGATCCATCCTGTTACGTATTTAATCGGTAGAGAATATCGCTGAATAATAAGTAACAATACTTTCATTAAAACTGATCCATAGCCATTGTTGATATCGTTGTCTTCCATACGAATGTCCGCTATTTCCATTATTTCAAACTTTTCTTTGTATGTTAGGAACAT